CCGTCCTTCACGACCGACATCACTACGCTGGGGTTACCGGCGTGGGCGGCAAAGCAAGCGGAGGCGGCGCTATGAGCGAACAGACCAAGCTAACAAGCGCCAAGCTCCTCAAGGATATGGACATCATCCGGTGCAAGGCTTTAGCCGCGGAGAAAAAATACAACGACCTACTTGAGCAATACAACGGGTTGCTTGAGCGGTTGCAACGCAGCGAGGACAAGTTGACCAACACTCGTTTTGAGGTGAAAGCCGAGAAGCGCGTCAATCAAGTGCTGTTGGAAGTGCTTCGCCTTGGCGGCGGGCGGCAGGAGGCCGAGGGGCAATGAGCGAAAAATCCTTTGTTCCGAGATGGAGCAAGGGCGTCACGCCCACCGAGTGGCGTCAGCGTCTGTTGACGCTGGCGCTGCCGGTGCGGCATGCCGCGGCGCGGATCATCTGGTGGGAGACGCTTTCCCTCCGCATGCACGGCGAACGCTGCGACGTCCTCGACGACATGCTCAAGCACGGCGCGGAGGTTCCCGACAGCGACCTCCAAGCCGCCCTCATCGAAATCGGTCTACCAACCAGCTTCGTAATGCGCCGGATCACCGCAGTCAAACCGCGCCCACCGCGCAGAAAAAAGCCCGCACAATGATTACCGCAATTATTAACGGCGACCCACCAACCGTTACCGCCCAGCAGAAGGGCGTGATGGTTCGCGCCGGTCGCCCCATGTTCTTCACAAAGAAAAAGGTCAAGGACGCGCAGGACGCGCTGGTCTTGCAGCTTCGGCAGTTTAAGCCGCGGCAACCAGTGGAGTTTCCGGTCTTGATCAAGATCAAGTTCGCGTTCCGCGTGACCAAGGCGAGGCCAAACGAGCGCATCCACGCGGTGCGTCCCGACCTCGACAACTTGTGCAAGGGCGTCCTCGACGCGCTGGTGCCTGCCGGATGGATCGCGGACGACGCGCTGGTGGATCAACTGGTCGCGGAGAAGTGCCGCGTGGGAGATCCGTATTTGGAAATCACGATGAAGGAGAGGCTATGAAGTGGCTTAACATCGAAATCAGCATCCTCCGTTCGCCCGACTACGTCGGTGCGGAGCCGGTGGAACGCGCAACGTGGCTTAACCTCTTGGCCTACTGCGCGGATCAAGAAAACGGAGGCATTATCCGCAATTGCCGGTCATGGAAATGCCGCCAGTGGCAGCAGACCTGTGGTATCACCTCTGCTGAAGCACAGCTTGAAGCACAGCTTTACCAGTGGGCTGGCGACGATCTGCTCGTTTGCCATTATCCGGTGAGCAAGGAAGCGGAGTTGCGGGCCAAGCGCGAGGCGGGTGCCAAGGGCGGCAAAGCCAGTGGCAGAGCGCGTTCCGAAGCACAGCTTGAAGCAGTGCTTGAAGCTGACCTTGAACGGAAAGGGAAAGGGAATGGAAAGGTAAAGGGAATGGAAGGGGAAGAGTCAGTGCCTGCCGAGGTCGTTGAGACTCCTACTTTGGAGCAATTCAAAGTTGCAGCCAGCATGCTCATGGTCGAGGAGGACATCGCGGAGGAAATCTGGCACGACAACGAATCCCGCGCCATCGCCCCTTCCGGCCACTGGACAGGCTGGAACGGCCAGCCAATTCACAACTGGCAGGCGAACATGAAAGCCAGAGCCGCCGCAATTGCGCGTAAACGCCCCGCCACGGCGTTGACTAAACCAAAAGGAGTCTGGGACGCCAAACAAGGCATTGACGCCTTAAAAGCGAAGCTGGAGCGAATGAAGGGTGACCCGCGGAACCGGAGACAAAAAGCCGACTGCCCTTGGGAAACGGAGTGGAAGGAAGAGGCCAAGGCCGAGGTGGCCCGCATCCGCGAGAAAATCAGAGAACTTGAAGGGGTGGTGGCAGCGTGAAGCTGGACTTTTACGAAGCCGACGTATTGGCGTGGTTTTTGCGCGAGCAAAAGTCGCAGTTTATTAAATGCGCCGACGAGTTTGGATACGATCCAGACGAAGCCGCCGACATGCACGACACGATTTGTCGCAAGGCATTGGATGAATTGTTTGTGGCCATAAGACACAACCGCAAACGGCGTTTGACCACACCCATAAAATCCACACATGCCCAACACGCTGGAGTCCTACATCCAGAACGTCCTGCACGATGACGAGATTACGGTGATGAACATTCTCGCAGAGCATTGCTATCTCGTTTCCGACAACGCCTTTCGCGCCGCGGACGTCGGCAATACCGGCGAAGTCGTCGCGTGGATGGAACGCAATCCGCAATACTTTCGTAGAGGTTTAGTCAAAACCAAGAGACGATGAAACTTTCCGGCGGAACAGGCTGTGTCAACGTGCATGTGGCAATCGCCCGATATGTGTGTGGGGGCCGCTTCGATATGACGCTAATCGAAGCCCGCCGGAACTCTTTAGGAGGAGCGGGAAGGGACAAGGGTCTTACCGACGCTCATCCGAGGGGCGCAGCCGTGGCCCAGCGTCTGCGCTCCGCACCCTTTGACGGCGTGCGTATGCGGCACACGACGCAATACGCAAATATGGCGAAGCCCAGCGCCGTCACATTTTCCCCATGATGCTGGAACTGCAACGCCCGTTCCCCGTGGACACACCGCTTGGCTATGGCTGGGCGATCATCGTCAGCCGCGAGAGCAATCTGGCCAACGACATCTGGACGGTCGTCATGGAACGCGACGGCGCGTTTGTGCATTTCCGATCCGAACAAATCTGGGCGCTCCCCAACGGGACGCTCGACATCAACACAACACCAACACCATGCAATACAACGACGACAACCGAGGAGCCGCCTTTGAGCGGCAATCAGACAACCCCAAAGCGCCCAAGTGGAGCGGCCCTGTCAAAATTGAAGGCCGCGATTACGAGATTAGTATTTGGGAGCAGACCAGCAAAAGCGGGAAGGACTTCCTCTCGCTGAAGTTTGGCCCGCCGTGGCAACCAAAGGAAAAGGGCAGCAACTACAACGCACCGAAGGTGGAGACGCCGCGGACAACTGACGCGCCGGACGACGACATTCCATTCTGATCATGGTCAAACACGAACAAGCCAACGACGTCGAGCGCGAGGCCAATGTCGCCGCTGTCGTCGCCGCCAAGTGGGGCTGGGATCTGCAAAAGACTCCCACGTTCTACAAGGTGGACTTTTTGGCCTTTCGTAACGGGACGCCAAGGGCGTGGGTGGAAATCAAAGCGAGACACACAATCTCGCTGCGACAATACCCACACCTTTGGCTCTCGTTGGGCCGAGTGTCCGCGCTGATGCAGTTTGCTACGGACACCAACCTTCCGGCTTATGTGGTCTTTGGGTTGTCGGACGGCATTTACGCGCACCGTCTAAAGACCCCAATGGCTTACCGCATTGAAATGGGCGGGCGCACCGACCGCAACGACCCCAACGATGTCGAACCATGCTGCTGTTTGCCGCAGGACGACTTCAGCGTCATCGAACACTCATGGTAAGCAATGAAGTCAGAAGCCACATTGCAATTTGACGTTTATCGACGCCTGCAAGACGCCGGAGTGCCGTGCGAGTTGGAATGGACAAGTCCAGCGGGCCGATTGGACATTGCGATCAAAGATCAGCGCAGGCTTTACGGCGTGATCGAGTGCAAAAAAGGCAAGGCGCGAGAAAACACGTTTCAGCTTACGCGATACAGATCAATGGGGGTGCCGGTCATTGTCGTAAACTGGGAAACTGATTGCTCGCACATTGCGGACAAGTGCAAGGAATGGATTTGCGGAGGTGGAGAAAGGTTGGAAGACATCGCAAAGAGTCCGTTTGTTATTCGCAAGTGGCGAAAACCGCGCAGCCGCATGAAGGCTTTACGTCTGTTTGCAGACGAGGACTTAAACATAAGAGAGAATTAATCAAAACGCGGTCAATGTTTTAGTTTGACCATCAGAGTAAAAAAGACCCATGCCAATCACTTCCGACAGCGAAATGGAACACCGCGTGAGCGTGGTGGCCGACTGGGTTTTAGAAGGTCGCCGCTACTCTGAACTTGTGTCGGCTATTGTCGGCAAGTGGAAAGTCTGCAAGCGCACCGCGGAAAGGCTGATCGAACGAGCCAATCCCATCGCCCGCGAGACGCGCATGAAGCAGAAGGAAACCATGATTGCCCGCGCCGCGGACAAGCTGGAGAAGATCCACGACAAAGCCTACGCCCGCGAGGATTGCAGCGCCGCGACCGGAGCCGTCCGCGAACTGGTCAAACTCCTTGGACTGGCCGAACCCGACAAGACCGAGGTCAAGCACGACGTCACCGATCCCGTCAAGGCTCTCTTGGGCGAGATCGTCAACGCGCCGGACAGGGCGCAATAAACCCTTGCGCCATTGAGCCGGTATAGTCAAAACACGCCAATGATCAAACCTCGTTACATTTCCAAAGTGTCGGTCACGCGACCGAACAACACCGACGCCTACACGGCCAACGACGTTCTTGGCACCGATCCGGCCAGCGTCATCCAGTTCACCAACATCGCGCCCGAAGGCGGCGGGACGATTGTGTTGCTTTACGCTTCAATGCGGATCGATGCCGGATCAAGCACGCAAGGCCAGACGCGCCTGCACCTTTATTCCAGCGCCCCCGCGGGCATTGCGGACAACGCGGCCTTCAATCTACCCTCCGGCGACCGCGACAAGTATCTGGGCTACATCACGCTCTCCGCGCCGGTTGATCTGGGCGACACCATGTTCACCGAGGACGACTTTCTTCGCAAAACGATCACCGCGACGTCATCTTCCGTGTTTGCCATTGCCGAGACGACCAGCGCGTTCACGCCCGCGGCCAGCACGGTGCGCGTCTTGGAACTTCGCTCCGTCGAGGCGTAAGCCATGTCGGCGCTCGATCTTATTGTCCGCGAGTCGCTGGACAAAGATGCCGCGGAGTATTGTCGGCGCTCCGGCGCAAGTGACAAGCGGGCCATCAATGCTTTCGTGCGCGGCGTGAAGGATCTCGGATTGTGGGAAAGCATGGTCTGCTGGCCGTTACGCTCGGAGCAAAACGCAGGCACCGGCACCACGGCGTATTCGCTGGGTGGGCTGGGGACTTTTAATGGGACGCTGACCAATGGGCCGACTTGGGGGGTGGATGGATTGAATTTTATTAAAGCGTCTGTTCAATATATTGACACGCAGCTAAATCCAAACGCCAACAATCACGGCGTGTTTGTTTGTTCCGACTGGTCGCAAGTCAACCAAGCAGCGTTAATGCCTATTGGCACTCGCAACGTGTTTAACGATGTGGGAAGTGCGGTTGGTTTGGCCATCGGAACGGTCGCCACGCCGCCCACTGGCGTAAGGCTTACAAGTGGAACGGGGGTTAGCTCAATTCATCTGTCAACTGGAATGCCCGCAGCCTTTGCGTGCTTTTCTATGGTTTCCAACGGCTCCGTATTGACCGTGAACAGGAACGCAACGCAGGAAGCTACACATTCTATTGTCAATGGAACCGCTTTGAGCCCTCTGAATATAGGGGCAAGTGGATATGACGCTCAAGGAACATATAACGGCTTGGTGTCATTTGCGATGGCGCTTTATGCACCCGCTGACAATGCTGCTCTTTACAACCTCTACCGCCAAACCCTCGGCACCGGCCTCGGACTCCCATGAGCAACTTCGAGACCACCGAACGCATCATCGCCGTGCCCGCCGAAGCGGTAGGCACGATGTTCCCTGACCTCCTCGCGCAGTATGGCCAAGAACTGCCCGACGCCGGACGCAGCATCCTCACCATCGGTGGCCACTATGACGACGCCGCCAAGACCCGCATCCGTGCCGCCAGCCTCACAGACGGCACGATCACCGGCCAACCGCTCACAGACGGACGCCTCGCCTTCCGCTGCCTCTGGCAAGCCGACCTCGCCGCCGCCTTCGACGCAGGCGAGATCGAAGGCGTCGAGGAACTCACTGAAAAAGAATTGGCCAGCTTGATCCCGCCACCGGATGTCATCGACTAACGACCTTGCGAACCCGCTTTGGCGGCTACGCAATCTGTATCACATCAAGCGGGCTGACGACGGGCGGATCATCAAGTTCGCCCCGCGGGCCGAGCAGCAGCGGGTCTACGACATGCTGTTCAAAGAGGGCGTCAAGCGACTGATCATCTTGAAGGCGCGGCGTCTGGGCATGTCCACCGCGCTCGACGTCCTGCTGACCGATCAAATGCTTTGGAACGCTGGCACCCAATGCTCTTTGGTCGATCAGACCGCCGCGGATGCCGAGCGCAAATTGGCCACTATTGCCAAAGTAGCGGTGGACAATCTCCCCAGCGGCACCTTGCAGCACATTGAGCGGGTGAGGGACAGTGGCAGCATCCTTGAGGTGAGTGTGGCGGGTAACGCGGCCTCGTCGTTCTTTGCGGGTCTGCGAGCGCGTGGCGGCACGAACAACTGGCTGCACCTCTCCGAGTGGGGCGTGATCCAAGCGGACGACCCGCGGCGCAGTGAGGAGATTCTGACCGGCGCGATCCCCAGCGCCGAGCATGGCCGGATCATCATTGAAACCACTTGGAAGGGCGGGCGAGGGGGCCACCTATGGGAAATCGTCAAGGGGGCGCTGGAGACGCCGGAAGCGGCCAAGACGGACAAGGATTGGCGCGTTGTTTTCTTCCCGTGGTGGAAAGACCCGACCTATGTGGTCGAGGGCGATGTGGCCACGATTAGTCCAGCCATCAGTCAATACCTTGACCAGATGCAGTCACAAACAGGCCACACTTTTAGTGACCAGCAGCGCCTCTGGTATGACCGGCAGTCCCGCGACCTTGGCCTCTTTATCTTCCGCGAGTTCCCGACGACACTCGACGAGTGCTTCAAATCGCCGGTCGAGGGCGCGATCTACGCGGGCGAACTGGACAAGTTGCGAGCCTCCGGTGCGATCAGCGCCTTCAAGACCGACAATTCGACCTTGGTGCATACCGCGTGGGATCTTGGCAGTCCGGTCAATACGGTGGTCTGGTATTTTCAGATTATCGGCGGCAACGAGATCCGCGTGATCGATTGCGACATGGACATGGACATGACTCCTGTCCAGCGCGTCGGCCACATGTTGGCCAAGGGCTACAGCTACGGGGCGCACTTCCTGCCACACGATGCCGCGGCGACTCGCACCAGCGGCAAGGCTGACGCCCAAGTCTACACCGAGGCCGGACTGGCCAACGTGCGCGTCCTGCCGCGGACGCATGACATCTGGATCGGGATCAATGCCTGCCTGCAAATGTTCCCGCGCTTCAGCTTCCGCTTGCCTGCCTGCGAGCGTGGATTGGACGCACTGGCCAACTACGCCTACAAGCGCAGCAGCGCGACGGGCATTGTGGTCAACGAGCCAGTGCATAACTGGGCCAGCCACGCCGCGGACGCCTTGCGAATGATAGCCGAGGCCGAGATGTCCGGCATGCTCAAGACCGGCTTTGCCAAGCCGCGTCCGACCGTGGTGACGACCGGCATCCGCGACTTGGACTTCAACCGCAGGACAATCGTGCGACGATGACGCCTATCGAAAAGTGCAAGATGCTTTACACCGCGGATTCCCCGCGGACGTTTGAGGAAGACATGCTCGCGCACTTGGCGCACGGCTGTTTTTTTTCGACGCCGGAGTATGTGATGATGGGGCGTCCGGTGTGCAGTGCCGCACCGCAAGAGATGATCAACGACGTCTGGTGTGGCTTCCAGCGCAAGGACTGGGACGCATGGTATGTCTACGCTTTCGCCTTGGCCGACGATCAAGGTCTTGCGGGTTTAGTCAAAAAACTATTGCGCCACATACCGTTTTATCTTCCGCTCATCGCATGGGAGAGGAGTGGCCATCCGCTGACTTTCTTTTCGACCGACAAACTCATCCAAAAATATGCGCTTCTACAACTCGTCCAAGATTGACCTCATCTGCCGCTGCCACTTCGGCGGTGGAGGAGGTGGCACACCGCCGCCCATGCCCAAGTTTGAAATGCCTCCCATGCCCAAGATGCCGGAGCCGCCGCCCGCACCGGCCCCCATGCCGGAGCGCGTCGATCAAAGCGTGAGCGATGCCCAGCAGCAGGCCCGCCAAGCCGCGGCGCGGCGCGACGGCGTCCGCAAGTCCATGCTGGCCGGTGAGACGGGCGGCTACAGCAACCCCGTGACGGGCAACAGTCTTTTGGGCTAATGGGCTGGAAGGGGCCAGAAATCAACGTCGGTCGTTCTTACAACGCGACTGGCAAAAGCTCGCGGCAAGAAGCTGCCGAGCGCGAGGCCACGCGGCAAGCGCAGGAGCAAGCGGCGCAGCAAGCGGCTATGGTGGCTGAATACAACCGCCGCTTGGCCGAGCAGGCGCAGAAAATCCGCGAAATTCAAGAAAGCGCCGAGCGCACGCAGGCCATGATTGGGCCTGCCGCACAAGATTTCAGCAAGACTGGCGAGCAGGGCGACAAGCGTGTCCGCAAGTCCTCCATGCGCGGAAGCCTCTTGGCGGGCAACACCGGAGGCTACAACCCCGCGACCGGCGGCGGGCGACTGGGGGGGCGCAGTCTCCTTGGATAACCACATGGAACCGCTCGTCTATCACCTCGCCGTTGTTTCGACCGGCATCATGCTTCTCATCGCCGCAACCCACGATCCCGACCTTTGGTAAATGAAAGACAACGTCCAACTCGCTGACTGGGTTCTTGCCCGCAACCAAGACTTGGGTTCCGAGCGTGCCTCATGGGACACGCATTGGCAGGAGTTGGCCGAGTATTTTCTGCCGCGCAAAGCCGAGATCAGCAGTAAGCGCAGTGTGCCGGATTCTTCGCGCTACGACGTCCTCTTCGATACGAGCGCCGTCCAAGCCGCGGCCACGCTGGCCAATGGGCAGCTTGCCTACATCACGCCTGCCGACTCGCGGTGGTTTGTCTACGAGCCGCCCAAGGGCGTGATGAGCGACAAGGCCAAGCAGTGGTATGCCAAGTGTTCCGAGATGACCCAGTTGCTTTTGGCCACCAGCAATCTCTACACCGAGATTCACGAACTCTACTACGACGACAGCGTCTTTGGAACCTACTGCATGTTTGTCGAGAGTGGCACCAGCCATCCGCTCGTGTTCCACAAGTTCGACATCGGCACCTACTCACTGGCCGAGAACGACGAGGGACTGATCGACACCGTCTTCCGCGAACTGGAACTGACTGTCCTGCAAGCCGCGGACAAGTTTGGCGAAGACAACCTTGCGCCCGCCATGCAGAAGAAGCTGGCCGAGATCCGGCGCACCGGCAAGGGCGGCACCGTCAAGCATCGCTTCGTTCATGCTCTCTACAAACGGGAAGACAACGACCGCGACCGCAACAAGGCTGACGGCCCGAACAAGCCTTGGGCCAGCGTCTACGTTGACCAGAGCAACAAGCATGTCTGCCGTAACAGTGGCTACGACGAGAAACCTTTCTTCGCCGGTCGCCACGTTAAAAGCCAGCAGGGCGTTTACGGAGTATCTCCGGCATGGATGGCGCTACCCGAAGCCCGCCAACTCAACTTTTTAGCCAAGCAACTTGACGCCCTCTCCGAGATCAAAGCGTTCCCTCGTCTCCTCATGCCCGCTACGCACGAAGGGGAAGTCGATTTGCGCTCTGGGGGCGTCACTTATTACGACCCGACCCAGCCCAACGCTTTGCCGCAGGAGTGGGCCACCGCGGGCGACTATTCCATCGGACTCGACCGCGAGGCCCGCAAGACCAACGCGATCAACGTGGCCATGCATGTGGACATGTTCCGCATGTTCGCCTCGCTGGAACGGGCCAACATGACCGCGACCGAAGTGGCCGAGCGAGCCAGTGAAAAGCTGGTGCAGTTTTCGCCCTCGTTCACCCGCAAGACGACCGAACTTCTTTCGCCCATGCTGCGCGGAGTCTTTGGCATCCTTATCCGCAACGGCCATTTTCCCCCGCCGCCGCAGGACGCGATCCAGATGGACGCAATGGGCCAGCCCATGCTGCCGGAGCCGGAAGTCAGCTACGTCAGCAAGGTCGCGCTCGCCATCCGCGCCATGCACAACCTTTCCTTGGCAAGGACAATGGAGCGCAACGCGATCATCGCCCAAGTGCGCCCCGAAGTGCTGGACAACTTCAAGTGGGACGTCATCGCCCGCGAAACCGCCCGCAACGACGGACTGCCCGCCGACTGGCTGGCCGAAGAGGACGAGGTCGAGGAGGCCCGCGCCGCCCGCGCACAGGCTCAAGCGCAAATGCAGCAGCAGCAGGAGATGCTCACGATGGCCGAGGCCGCAGGGAAGGCCGGTAGCGTCAAGCAGGACAGCGCCCTTGGCCGTTTGATGAATCAAGCCACCGGAGTGTAGCCATGCCAAACCGCCCTCGCCCCTAATGACCAACGACAAAGAACTGGAGCGCAGCAAAAGCATCCAGCGCATTAACAACGCCTACTACCGCTGCTTTGACAGCGAGGATGGCCGCGTCGTCTTGGACAACCTCCGCGCCTACTTCCGCATGAACCGGCCAGCCTTTGAACGCACGCTGGGACGTCCGTTTGACCCCATCGCCGCCGCGGTGCGTGACGGCCAGCGCGAGGTCATCCTTTTTATCGAACACAAACTTTCGCTGCCCGTCGTCGGAGATGCCGACGTTGAGCGGCCCTCCACCGAAGTCCTCCGCTAAACGCGGTTTAGTCAAAACACTAACCAACCAACACCACCATGATCGATGCAACCACCACCTCCGAAATCAGCACCACCGCGGACGCCGCTGTTCCCGCGTCCACCGCACCCGCTGCTAACACCAGCGTCACAACCGAAGGGACACTCCTTTCCAGTGCGCCTGCCAGCGTTACCAACGCGCCAGCGCCCGAAGTAACCGAAAAGCCCGAATGGCTACCGGAGAAATTCTGGCGCAACGACAAGGCTGACGTTGAAAGCCTTTCCAAGTCCTACCAAGGGCTGGAGCAACTCTTGGGCAAGAAGGCCAACGCCATCGTTCCCCCCAGCGAGAAGTCCACGCCGGAGGAAATTGCCGCCTACCGCAAGGCCATCGGCGTTCCCGAATCTCCCGAAGCCTACAACCTCAAACCGGAGCAACTGCCCGAAGGCGTCGTCTGGGATGAGAGCGTGGCCAAGCGTGCCGCGGAACTGGCGCACAAGCACAACGTGCCTGCCGCCGCGATGCAGGAGTTTATGAAGTTCGACATGGAGCGGGCCGCGCTGATGAACCAAGCCGCCGCCCAGATGATCGAAACGCAACTGGAAACCGGACGCGCCGAACTCCAGAAGGTGTGGGGTGACAAGATGCCGGAGAAGATCGAACTGGCTCGCCGCGCCGCGGTGACCGCCGGAGTCGATCCGACCAGCCAAGGCTTTGTCGATCCGCAAGTGGTCAAGGCCATCGTCAACCTCGCGGAGAAGTTGTCCGACGACAAGCTGGTAGCCGGTGATCAGACCGGAGTGAGCAGCACACGCGCCCGCGCCAAGGACATTATGACCAACGCGGCGAACCCGCTTTACCTTCGCTACCAAGAGGGTGACGCGGAGGTGGTTGACCAAGTGCGCCGGATGCTGACGGTTTAACCGGCTCATCATGGCCAACAAAACCAAGGGCTGGCAGAAGTTTCTGGCCTGCACATGCACCCACGGGTCAGAGGCTGATCCGCGGGCGCTGGACGCCATCTTGAGACTGCGCGAAGCGTGGAAGCCGGATTTCGTCCTGCATCTGGGCGATGCGATCGATGCCCGCGCATTACGCTCCGGCGCTCGCAAGGACAGCGACAGCGCCGACCACGGGGCCGATCTGGCCGACGACTTGATGCAGGGACTGGCTTTCCTGCGCGAACTCAAGCCCGACGTTTACCTATTCGGAAACCACGAAAGTCGATTGACCGAACTGGCCCACAGTCCGAACGCGGTCTTGTCCTATGCGGCCAGCAGCGTCCTGTCCCGCATCGAGGACGAGATGGGCAAGCTCAAGTGCCAGATCATCCCCTACGCGGGCGTCCACCGAAGCGGCATGTTCATGCTGGGCGACACCGGATTCACCCACGGCGCGATGTATAACGTGTCGGCGGCGCGGGACACCGCGGAAATGGTGGGCCATTCGGTCGTCATGGGCCACACCCACCGCGTAGCGATGGAGAGCGCCCGCATCCACAACAAAGCCATCGGTTACAACATCGGGTGCGGGATCAAGTTGGACATCGGGTATTCGTCGATCCGACGGCAAACGCTGGGATGGCGACACGCCGCGTGTTTCGGGTCGTTCAATGGAACCAACTGCAACGTGAACATCGCGGTCTTCGATCCGCACTACGAACTGCCCTTATGAAACAAATCAAAGCCGACAAACAACTGGAACAATGGTGCCAAGCCCTTTCGCAGCCCACTATTCCGGTCGAAAAGGTGCCGGAGGGATGGTTTACGATCAAGCAACTGGCCAAGGCCCGCGGGCGCAGCGAGTGCATCACCAGCACACAAGTGCGCCGGATGATCGAGCAGGGCTTGGCCGATAAGCGCAACTTCACCATCCGCCTCTCCGAGCGCGTCCGGCCAGTCCCTCACTACCGACTCAAATGATCCGCCGCACCCCTACAAAACGTGTCGCCATCGACGGCAAAACGTGGCGGGTCAAGATCCAGCGCCCACCGGCCCGCGTGACCCACGACGGGCTGTGCGTGAAAGACGACCGGACAATCTACATCCACCCCGACGCGATCAGCCACCGCGGCATTGAACTGGCCTGCCATGAGATCGTCCATGCCCGTCTCTTTGACTTGGACGAGCAGTGCGTGGAAGAGATCGGGCGTCTGGTCAGCGAAGTTTGTGGCTGGCTGGCGCGGCACAACGACGGAATCATTTCGTGACCTTCTGGCCGCTCCTTGCCTGCACGCTGCTTTACTTTGCCACCGCGGTAGGGTGGTGGAGGCAGGGCGATCCGGCGATGGCCGTCATCTTTTTCTTCTACGGGTGCGCCAACGGCGGATTCTTGTGGGCGGCGTTGCGCTGAAATTTCGACACGTTTTGTCGATATGTCGAAGCCTTCGACACGTTGCCAAAATTTTTTTGACTAAACCCTTGCGCCACTTCTGGCGCAGCGCAATTCTCGCTCACAGTTAGGCAGACAACTCCTTGTGGAGCCTGTCCAACGCGCATTGCCCAAGGCCGACGACCCGCGCTCGCGGATAATCGGTAGCGCCGAGGACACCACAACCAATCAACCCGACAAGGCCCGCAATAACGTGGGTTTAGTCAAAACCAAAGGAGTTAATTATGGCAACTGCCGTTAATCAAATCCCGCAATACTTCACGACGGAGTTCTCCAGCAACTGGGAGCATCTGCTTCAGCAGAAACTTTCCAAGCTGCGCGAATACGTTTCCGTCGAGACAGTCCGCGGCAAGGAGAAATCCTACAACCAAATGGGCGCAGTGGAGATGCAACGCATCACCAGCCGCGCAGCCGACACCAACATCAGCGATGTGGCCTTGGCCAAACGCTGGCTTCGCCCCTATCCGTTTGAACACGCCACGTTGTTCGACGAGTGGGACAGCGAGTATCTGGGCGAGGTCAGCCTTCCCCAGAGCGAGACGGTTGCCAATCACGCCGCCGCCTATGCCCGCACCGCCGACAAGGTGATCATCGATGCCGCCCTTGGCAACGCCTACACCGGAGAGACTGGCGTCACCGCGACCGCTTTGCCCGCTGGGCAGAAGATCGCCGTGGACTACGTCGAAACCGGATCGACGGCCAACAGTGGCCTCACCATCGCCAAGCTGCGTCAAGCGGCGTTCCTGCTCACCAACGCTGAAGTTGATGACAGTGACCCGCGCATCATGGTCGTTTCCGCCAAGCAGATCCAAGATTTGCTTCGCACGACCGAGGTGACCAGCGGCGACTTCAACACCGTTCGCGCCTTGGTCAATGGCGAGATCAACACGTTCATGGGATTCACCTTCCGCCGTGTTGCTTCCGGCCTCCTGCCCTACGCGAGTGGAACCGGCGTCCGCACCTGCTTCGCCTACGTCAAGTCCGGCATCAAGCTGGCCGACGCGGGACGCAAAGTGCATGTCGATATCCGTGCCGACAAGAGCCACGCCTTGCAGATCCGCACTGTCGCCTCTTTGGGCGCAACGCGCATGCAGGAAGCCAAAGTCGTCGAAGTCCCGTGTGACGAAGTCCTCTAACAACTAACCAAGGAGAACAACCAACATGGCTACCTTCTACACCGACATCGCTCCGAGCGATCTAACCCTCAACGTCCGCAACCGCGTCAGCGCCGACCTCTCCAACGGAGACGTCCGCTACGCGGAAGCGACCTACACCTGCACCGGCACCGAAGCGGCCACAGGCGACAACATCGAAGTTGCCGTTCTGCCCGTGGGCGCAACGCCGTTGCCGGAACTCTGGCGCGTCTCCAACGAGGCGAGCATGGGCGGTTCCGTTATCGCCATCCCCACCATTGGGGATGCCGCTGACGCCGACCGCTACAGCGCGACGAGCATCAGCATCAACAGCAGCACCGCGGGTTCCGCGGCGGTTACCCCCGCCGTGGCGACCAGCGTGTTGCCCCGTCACGTTGTGACCGAGGCCACCCAGCGTGTGGTCGCCGCGATCACCCGCACCAATGCGGTGACCGCAGGGAAGAAAATCAGCTTCCTCATCGCTTACAAACTGTAAGTCCCGACTGATTAACGCGCTGGCAGGCCGCGAATAAACGCCTGCCACCTTTCTAACTTTCATGGCCGACGAAACCTCCATCTGCAACTTGGCTTTGGCCAAGCTGGGCATCAGCCCGATCATGGCGCTGACCGACGACAGTAAGCAGGCCCAGTTTTGCAACCGTTTCTTCGCCCAAACCCGCGACGAAGTCCTGCAAGGGCATCGCTGGAACTTCGCCATGCGTCGCGCCGCGCTCAACAAGCTGGCCACCGCCCCGCAGAGCGAATGGGAGAGCGCCTACCAGTTGCCGGTCGATTGCCTGCGCGTCGTCCAACTCAATGGCTACGAACCCAACGAAAGGCTGGGGGAGTTTAGTGTCGAAGCCGATCAGCTTCTGACCAACGCCGAGGAGGCCAACATCCGGTATGTTGCCCGCGTGGAGGACGGATCGTTTTACCACCCACTTTTTGTCCATGCGCTGGCCACCATGCTGGCCTCGCGTTTGGCAGGCCCGCTCACCGGAAGCCGCAACATGCCGCAGGAGTTGCTGCAAGAATACGAAGCCATCACCGGCCCCAAGGCCCGCATGGCCGACGCCTTTGAGGAGCGTCTCCGGCGCAAGATGCCGTGGACGAACAGCGACCTTGTCGCCGCCCGCTACACCAAGTTCCCGTCCAGCCAATAGGTCATGGCCAACCTATTAGTCACCGCGTTCAACGGAGGCGAACTATCGCCCTACATGGACGCCCGCACCGACGTCGCCAAATACCGCAGCGGGTGCCGACGTCTGGAGAACATGGTCGTCTTGCCCTACGGAGGCGTCTACCGGCGCAGCGGCACCGAGTATCTGGGCGAGGCCAAGCTACCCAACCGACGCTGCCGACTGATCCCCTTTAACTTTTCCACCACCACCCGCTTTGTCTTGGAGTTTGGCCACCTCTACTTGCGCGTCTGGGGCAACAACTCGCAAGTGCTTTCC